CGAGCAAGTCCTTCGCTCATTTGTTTTTGCATTTCAACAGACATGTCGTTAAGTCGAGACAGTTCCTTGTCATGTTGTTTAAGTTTAGTCTCATGCTGTTCCACAAGTTGTTCTAGTTCCATAACCCCTGCTTTCTAATTAGCTTTTGTTGTTGTTAAAGCTTTAGACTGACTGATTGAATCATTGACCAAATTAACCAAATCTTGAGCTGCTTCAGGCGTGCTGTGAAATGTCGTAGGGTCATTAATCATGAAATTTGCGTTCATTGTTCCGTTATCAAAAGTGGTAAGAGTGAAATCCCCCACTTTTTTATCATCAACAAAGATGTCAGTAGTTGTATTCGTTGTATTTACTTTTTCCATTTTTTCTCCTATCCTATTGGGAATGCGGCAAGGGCATTCGCTAAACTTGCGGTTGCCGAAACGCTGGTCTTACTTTGAAAATATAATCCTCCATTTTTAGAGACATAAAATCCCCAAACTGAAGCATTACTGAAGGCAGTTGTTACCCGGTTAACTGATGGAATTGCACTACTACCAGTTGGGAGTTGAGCGCATTGGTACCAGCTATTAGCAGTCATAGCTGGGACATTTAATCCTGAAACTGAAAAGTAAGCAACGCCATTCTGTACCGAGAATTGAATTGTTCCACCACTAAATCCACCAGTTGCAGCTAGAGTCGTCCAAGGAACATCAGTTGATAACTTCGTGCCTTGAGGTGTAAGGCGTGCAAATTCATTCGTAATGTTATTTTGCATAAACAAACCTCGGAAATTAACACCGGCACTTGTATATTCGCCTGTATCACTATTCTGATAAGTCATTGCTAATCCAGAATCAGATTTAAGAGCAATTGTATTGATCGAATTAGTAGAAGTATCCATTTTGTAAATCAGAAGATGATCATCTTTGACTTCTGTCTGGATTTGAACTGACCCGTCGATGATGGTACTGACAAATTCACCATCAGTTATGGTTAAATTTTTTGCATCAATTAAGTCAGCAGTTATTGAGTTAGCTTCAAGATTATTCGCACTTAAATAGTTAATCATCCAGTGAGTGCCATTATAGTAGTACTCAGTATTTGGTTTAATGACCGTTCCGTCACTCGATGTAAGGTCTGCGGTACCTGAATATTTCCAAGTCAAACCTTTGAATCGAGTGGTCGGCTCAGTATCGGAAACAACTTTACCTGGGTCACCATCCTTGCCATTCGTTCCGTTTTTTCCATCCTGACCATCTTTCCCGTCATTCCCTCGTATCAGACTCCAAGTGTAGTCGGATGGATTAGTGCTGTCAGCCTGCGTAAAGTCTGTGTACTGACCGATGTATCTTGGCCAGTCAGCAGTTGTGGCTTCGCTGGATGAGGGCATCCAAGGAGTGGCGGTTGAGCCTAATTCGACTTTTATCTTGGTTATTGTTAACTTCGTTCCTGCAGGGAGTCCAACTACTGCAATTGAATAAGAGTTTCCTGATAAAGAAGTTATTGATATGGTCTGCTTTACACTACCACTCAAAGAAGTATTACTTACAGGGTTACCCAAACTTGTAAAACCAATAACAGGGTTAATTACTCCTGACCATGTCCCAGTTGAATTAGTTATAGCAAAGTCATAAGTGATAGTTACGGTTTTGCCAATTACATCAGAAGTATTTCCATCTAGTTTGTAAATATTAGCTAAAACATTTCTATCTGTACCAGTTGAAGTAATTGACTGTGTTTTTGTGTTTTTCCATAAATTAAAATTCGGATAAACTGTCGTGAAACCGTTCGTACCATCTGCGCTGTAAGACCATGCTGTGTGAAAATATGGTGTCTTACCGTCAGCTCCAGCCTTACCCGGCGTCCCTTGCGTTCCATCAGCTCCTTTAACGAGCGTCCAGTTATATTTTGATGGGTCAACGCTGTCAGATTCTACAAAATCAACATAGACCCCAATATGTGTTGTGTCGATAGAATTTGATGTTGAAAATTCACTTACTAACTCGACATTTTTTGCAGTACCGCTAGCTGGGTCACTTCCGAAAAGAGTAGTTGTTGCTGTGTAAGTTCCAGCTTGAAGTTCTTTATATACCCAACGACTATCCGAACCATATCTTACAAGAGATACCTCAGACAATGTAAAATTACTTTTTTCTTTACAGAGAAATTCGATATTTGCGTAAGCGATATGTGTATATTGCGTTTTTCCGTCAGCGCCTTTAGGTCCAGGAACTCCTTGAGTTCCATCAATACCTTGCAAGCCTTGAATACCTTGGTCGCCTTTGTCACCTTTATCGCCTTTATCACCTTTAATCAAGCTCCATGTGTACTTACTGGGGTCTGTAGAATCAGCGCTCGTAAAGTCCGTATATTGTCCGATATAAGTTTTACCAGTCGCATTTGATACATCAAATCCAGCCGTACCAGTTGAGTTTGTAGCATAAGCGATGTGAAGATAACTTGTTTTTCCGTCAGCTCCGACTTGTCCGGGGATACCAGTTGCTCCAGGGTCACCTTTTAATCCTTGAGGCCCTTGCGGACCCTGTGCGCCCTTAGCACCATCATTAACATTAGTGATAGTCACCGATTGGCTTGCGACTACTTTACCCGCAACTGTTGCTTTAAAGCTATAAACTGCCTTATTCGCAACTCCGCTGGCATCCACAGTGATTTCTTGAACGTTTGCGACAACCGTTCCATCTTTCGACCATTCGTAGCTGTCTGCGACTTTTTCAGTTGTATCTGAGCCAAAATAGATATGAGCGCCTAATGTAGTCGTTCCTGTTCCATTTTTAAATTGAGTACCGTTGGTAGAGGTTATGTCCGGCCGATAAGGAGTGCTATCTTTAATTAACTGAGCTAACCGAGCTTCTAAATCATCTGAGATTCCACTCTCTAACTCAACGTAGTTACTAAAGGTCAATTTATTATTAGAAGGGTTAGAAAAACTTATTTCTAATTCTGAAACCCGAGCTTGAAGAATCAATCCACCTGTTTGAGCATTAAAAGTTTCATCTTGGATTCGTACAGTATCACCAATAGATAGGGCTTGCCCGTCTCCTACAGCTTGACTCACCAACTTACTTTTAGCACTCACTTCATAAGTGACTAATGCATAAGCATATTTTTTAAACTGGCTAAGGGCATACCCCCACATTTCGCTAGCACTTTTATACTCTGTCTCAAAATCTTTTCTAATCCAAAAATCACCAGTGCTTGATTTGATTTGGGAAGGGTAGAGTTCTGCCGATAATGGAGCAAAAGCAGTATTAGAGCCTTTACGTTTATAAAACTCTTCTACTCCGTCCGCATTTTTAACAGACCATTCAGAACTATTCCAATTAAGCCCTTCAGCTCCTGTAACAGTTGTGGCATTAAAGATTTGAGTTCTGTCAATTGTTCTGCGAACGCCTGAAATATTCTTTCCAAAATATAAAGTGACATCATTTCGCCATGTTCCCACTCCTTGAACACTTGTACCATCATTTGCCTTATAGATATTAAGACTAATGCCTTTAAGCGTGCCATCATCATTTAAATCTGTCACAAACTCAAACTCTGCATCGAAATTTCCAATCACTGATAAAAGTCGAGCAAGCTTGCTTTCTTGCCCGTCATAACTAATTGTACGAGTAAGATTAGAAACTTCATTAATTCCCAGAGAGATTTGGCTATATGAAATCAGTCCCATTGCGTCAAAATACCATTTAATGTTGTGACTAGAGCTATTGACTAAAGGATTTGCTTGTTCATTTCTAAGTTCCAAGTTCAAAGTTGCAGTATTCAAAGTAATGACATCATCTGTTTCTTCAGAGGTCAGAACACTAAATAGAAAATCTTCTCCCTCGTAAGTAAAACTAATATAGGCTTGATCATTTAGAAATTGACAATAATCTTGCAAAACTCCGTTTTTAAATTTATTAACTGAGAAATCAAAGGTAGCTGCCCCTTCCGCCAAATAGCGGTGCCAATTATCATTGAAAAAAGAAGGGAGCCCTGGCACTTCGTTGCTTAAGAAGCCCACTCGATTCATTTGGTTATCGTGAATTGTAATCTGCATTATAAGTACCGCTCCTTCATTTCAATTTCTACTTGAGGTGGTGTAGTGTTCCACGGCGATTGATAAATATCAAGTTCGCTCTCCCCTGGAGGAAATGAGAAGAATTTTGAACCTGTGACCAATTCATTATTAATCGCAATTCCATCTTTGATTAATTTCCCATTTTCCATGTCCAATTCTATGACAGAGCCTGTTTGATAACGGTTAGGCAAATCATTCCAGACAGAAACATAGTCTTTACGGCACCAAAAGCGACGTAAGGAAAGGTCGCCAATAAACTTGTTTGACCCAGACCAGTTACCAATAAACACATAAATTCTTTCAATTGGTACTTCCGCCAATTCTGGAACATTTATCGTTTGTCGACTTCCTTTCCAGTGGAAACTTAGAGCCCCTTTTTGTTTGACGAAATCATGCCAACCTGTTTTTGAATTGAATTGGGTATTGTTATTCGGGTCTTTCGGAGCTTCTCCGTCATTTGCCGTGAAAGGTAAAGATTTCCATTCTCTAGGCTTATCACCACCCACCCAAAATTTCACATTCCCTACATTTCCAACCATGTCTGTTTTAACAACACCGTAACCTGCTACAAGATTATCTTCTTTATCTGTGAATAAAATTTGTAGCACTCCGGTTTGCCCATACTCTAAGGCATGAGCCAAGATATTAAACCACGCATAGAAATTGACCGCTCCTTTTTCTCCGTTAGAATCTGGTGGTAAATCGAATACTTTCATTCCCCCTCGAAGCGTCTTGCCAGTTACTGTGCTAGGCGTAGTGAGCCTTAATCCATCCTTTGAGTAGGATATTTTACCAGAAGTGTCACACGTCATTCCAACTGAACTTGTTTGAGGATTCTCCGCATTTGTATCAACTAGCTTTGAAAACTGTCTGTCTGAATCAGAGGTATATAAAATTTGACTTTCTTTTACCGTTTTTCCATCGGCTTCTTCTCGTTTTCCCAGCTCTAAAATTCCGTTAGGATTTACGAAACCAAGATAGCCATTCTCGTGAACGTTGGTGACTTTTATTTTGGGAAATGTCTCGAGTGAGCCTTTATTATTGATTATAACTTTGGTAGAACCATTAGCATTATGAGTAATTGTTCCAAGCTCGCCTCCTGAATTGGATTCGTTCAATTTTTTTGTATCAACTGACTCGGCTTCTCCTGAAGGAACAAGAAAAGTAATAGATCCAATCCCTTGGTAGAAAGATGCCTCGTCTAAAGTTGGTGTGCCGTCTGGAATAGCAAAATACACGCTATTAGGTTCATCATCAAAAACAAGCGAGACGGGTTGAGAGACATTCAGAGTGCTTGCTAATTGTCTGCGAACAGATACAAAACGATCAGATTTTACATTTACAATAAAGTTAACGGTGATGATTTTTGCATTTATTGAATTTTTTTCAAAATCAACACCTCTAAATTGATTCTCTTGTGTTACATTTGTCCAACCGGCACCAATATTTCTTGTAATAGCAGTAAACCCATCAACAATAGTAGATAGGTCTACTCCGTTAAATAAAACTTTAAATCCCATTATTCACCTCTTAAAAAATCCCGTTTTTTCTTATAAGCATCTATCGCTCTATTCATTTCTGGTGCTAAACCGTTTGATAAACTTCTTCCATCCACAATAGGAGCAGGCATATTCGAAAATGCGTAAAGTTGTTTCTGATTAACTCCTAATATTTGAGAAAGTAATCCAACCGTTTGAAATAATATGCTAGAAATATCATTACCATTATTTTGATTATCTGAATTATTATTAATCGTTTGACTTGCTTGATTTAATAATTGTGTCGCTCTCGATTTCTTTTGAGGGTCAAGTGGTATTACCATTTCAGGACGATTTCCTTCAGCTATTTCATAAAATCCATGTGCATCAATGACTCCGCCATTTTCGTAACCATGTCCATTTCCTAAGAATGATAAACTTGAACCATAACGATTTTTAGCATAATTAAGAGCGGCCAATAAGTTATCATATCCATTAAAGATATCCCCATGACCGGGGAATTTATTAGCATTGAAAGTTGAGGAAATTGTTTGCATTAATCCTTTTGCAAGGTCACCAGTGATATTATTAATATCTCCAATATTTCCTTGTACAGCTTTTTCATTACCGCTTGATTCTGTTGCGATTTGGCGAAGTACACGGTCAATCATATCTTGGCTAGTGCTCAATCCGTTAGCTGCAAGCGCCTGTTTAACTTGTCCAGCCCAACGTTGAACACCAGAACCAGATGGCGAGCCTTGTGAACCTCCTGCATCAGATTCAGCTTTTTTGAAGAATGATTTTAAAAATTTTATAAAATTATCTTGCGCTGTTTGAGCGGATCCCTTTGCCATCCTAGTTACAACTGGCGGAAAATCATTTTCTAAATCATCTAATCCTAATCCATTATAAATAGCATCTACGACTCCTTTGGGACCTTTTGAAATAACACTTGTGACATCTTTATAGGTTGATTTAACCCATCCAAGAGCATCTGACAAGAAACCAGATACTCCGTCAGCATGAGCTGGTAAATTTGCTGTTAATGAAAGAAACTCTTTCGACATTGAGTGGGGAAGAATTGAAGTTCCAGCTTTCAAATTACGAATTTCAGGGCCTTGTTGACCAACCGCAAAAATACCACGGTTTGGATGGTGAGCAAGTTCAAATCCTTCTTCACCAACTAAAGCTGTTTCATCTTGAGCTAATCCACGAGTACCTGTCGCAAAACCTTTGAGGCTTACATGACCGATATTCCCCCAGCCTTTATGTAAGAAGTTAAGGACTCCATTAATTCCATCAATGAATGAATTAATTAAACTTCTAGAGTCTCTAAATCCTTTTGTATACTGTTCGACAGTCTCTCCTTGCTCTTTAGCTGCAGCTTTAACATTTTTATCAGCTTTATCGTTAGCCAATTCAACTGTTTTATCATGGGTCTTTTGTGCCTTATCAGTAACTTCTGTTTGTTGCTTTTTAGCTGCTGAAATTGTATCGTCTCTTTGCTTTTGAGCATTTTTAACAATTTCATCATACTGAGCTTTGGACATTGAGCCATTTTCTGCACGTTCTTTGTCCGCTGCTGCTACTGTCTTCTTATATTTTTCGTTAGCTGCTTTAACAGCTTCATCTTTTTGCTTTTGAGCCTTATCCTTAACTCCTTTATATTCATCGTCAGCCTTTTCGAGCGTATCAATTAATTGTTTTTGATTTAATTTACCTTTTTTATTTTTTAAATCATCAAGTAAATCAAGCTGTTTATTTTGAGCAATTTTAGTAGCAGTATTGATTTGATTATTCATCTGCTCTTCAGCTTTAGTTTGAGACTTAGCATAGTCTTTTTCAATCTTATTCATATTGTTACTATGCTCTTTTTTATTTTTCTCTTGTTTGTCATCAAAAGAATTTGTTGCTCTTAAAATTTCAGCCATCATCTCTTTTTGATATTGAGGAGAATTTTTGCCGTATTTCTTTTCCAATGCTAAAAGAGCATCGGTACTTCCTGATTTAATTTTTTTAATTTCAGCATCATGATCTTTAGTTAATCTTGTATTAGCATCATTAGCTCTTTTTTGCTCTTTAGAAACACTAGCGTAGTAGTTGTCAGTATTCTTCTTCATCTCATCAAGATTCTTCTTCTGAGCAGCTTTCTGCTTATCGTCTGAATCTTTTTGGCCTTTATTTAACTTATCAGCCTGAGCTTGACTCAACACACCATTTTTAACGAGAATATCAACTTGCTTTTTAGAATCTTTTTCTTGATTCTGATAAAACTTATCAATATCTTTGGACATTTTTGCATAAGCATCAGCGGTTTCTTTCTTAGCTTTTTCAAGTGATTTCTCATCTACAATATCAATAGTTGCTGATTTTTTAATATTATCTAAAAATCCTTGATAGTCTTTAGAGAATCCTTTCATGTCTTTTGTTGGAGCATTTACATCAAAGTCAATAATTGGGAGCTTCTCACTTTTATCTTTAGCATCTTTAATCATTTCTCTCACAGTATCACCAAGTTTTTTACCATATGATGACCCTGCTAGTCCTCCAAGAGACGCCCCAATTACAGTTCCAACACCAGGAATTATTGAACCTATTGCTGCTCCAGCAGCTGCTCCACCTAATGTTCCTCCAACAACATCTCCTTTGTGAACATTACTATCTTTACTTAATAATTCTCCACCAACATTTGAAGCAATTCCCAATCCAGCTACTAATGGAGCTAAGCTCATTAATCTTGGAAGAAGTGCAGATATTCTTGATAAGCCGATAGAAGATACTTTTGATAAACCGCCAGAGGCAACAAGTGCTTCACCTTCAGCAGCTACGCCACCTTTAGTTACTGTTGAAGCAACTGTTTCAGCTTCAGCAGCGACACCTTTGCCTACAGATGTTTTAATTCCTCCTCCAGATAAAGCATCAGATAAAGCATTCATACCTGACATTATTTTAAGCTCATTATTAATTTTTTTAACCATCGCTAGAGCATCGCCGATTTTATTAACTGCCCAAATACTAGCGAAAACTTTGGCTGTATTTACAACAAAATCTTTATGTTCCCCGATAAATTTTACGGTATCAACGAGCTTTTGGAATATTTCCGCAATCCAACTAGCTATTTCTTCAAGTCCTTGTTTACCCTCTTTAGAATTAAATGCCTTAGCCATTGAAGTTGCTGCATCAGATAAAACTGGTAAGAACTTTTGACCAATCATAATTAAAACAGCCTCTCCAGCTGCTTTAAATTGTTCCATTTCTGCTTTAACTGATGCCATATTTTTATTAGCAAGATTTGCTACATATCCTTGGCCATCAGCTGATTTTCTTACTTTAGTGTTTAATTCTTCAAGTTCTTTATTATTTTGAGCAAGTATAATACCGGCTTGTTGTCCTGTTGTCCCAAATAATTGTTGGAAAACAGAGTTTTTTTCAGCAGTACCCATGTTTTTTGTATGCTCATTCACTATGGACATGATAGTAGTTAAATCTCTAAGATTACCATTTGCATCTACTAAATCACTATTTTTAATTCCAAGTTTAGAAAGCATATCTTTCGCAGCGCCGCCAGATTGTAATTGGTCAACTTTATCTTGAAGCTTACCTATTGCTTCTTTTTGCTTTTCAATCGCTTTAGTTGCAGCTTTAGTATTACCTGTACCAGAGTTAACAACCGCTTGAGCTTCTTCTAGTTTCTTTTGGTGCTCTGCAATTTTTTCATTAAGTGCAGACTCTGATTTAGCAGCATCTTCTTGACTAGCTGACTGATCACTTAATGCACCAGTAATTGAGTTAATTACTTTACGAAGTCCAGTACCAGCTTTGTCAGCTTCTAAACCGTGGTTCGAAAGAATACCAATTGCTGAAGACGCCTCTGATAGTTGAAAGCCTGCTGAATGAGCTGAGTCACCAACATACTCCATAGCTTTACCCATGCTTGCAAAATCTGTTGCTGTCATATCTGCTGCATAGGCTAATTGATTAACTACATCTTTTGTATTTTTAGTCATTTGTGCTGCATTATCAGTACGCATACCATAAGCATCAACGACTTGAGAGGTTACACTCAATACATTGTTGAACTCATCTCCAGAAGCGACAGAGGCTTGTAATTCTGAACGCATAGCACCTAAAGCTTCAGTAGAAGTATATCCACGTTTAATAAGTTCTTGATAACCTTCTGCAATTTCTTTTTGCGATTTACCATATTCTACAGAGTATTGAGTCCCATCTTTTTGCATTTGAGCAACATTTTTGGTTACTTCTGCAACTTCTTCACCACCAGTTACAGCAAGATTGGTTGTTCTAATATAACTTTCTTGCAAATCAGCTGCCATTTGAGAGCCTTTTATAGCTGCCGCTCCAATTGCTGCAATACCAAAAGCGCTCTGATATGCTGCATTTTTTACTTTTTGGTATCCTGCTGCCATAGCTGTTGTGGCTTTTTCAGTCGTTTGATATACAGTATTAAGACTTTTCCCAACAATGTTATCAGGATTAAAAGGTTGTATCTTAGTAAGAGCAAGGTTAGCTTCTAAAAGCTTGTTTCTATATGTTAAAAGTGCTGATCCTGCTTCGTTTACCCTTGTTTTTTGTTTGACAAGTGCTTCTGAGCTTGTATCCTCGGCAGTTTCTAATCGTTTAAGCTCAGTTACTTGGGCTCTATAAATTTCAGTTTGCTTTGCGTATGACGTAGATAGACCAGAAACTTCAGCTTTAGCAGCTCCCATTTTGTTACGAGTCTTCTCATATAAATCAATTTGAGACTGCATGAGTTTATCGTTAGCACTTAGAGATTTGTTTAAATCTTCAATACCAGTTTGTTGATACTCATAAGCTGATTTAGCACGATTTAATTGCCCTGTCATTGAGGCAAGAGAACGTTCTGCCGTGGTTAACTGAGCATTATATTTTTGATAAGCCTTTTCACCAGCATCAGTATCTCTATTGATTGTCTTCATACCTTCTGAAAGGTTAGCAATATAAGCTTTTTGCTTCTCCATTGCTTCACTAAGACCTTCATAGCGATATTTTGATGCAAAAACAGCATCTCCAGCAGATTTAGCCTGTGCTTCATTAATTTGCCATTCACGAGTACTATCTTTAACTACTGATTTTAAGCGGTTGATAGCCTCAACAGCCTTTGTCTCATTCAAGTCAATCCCTGTGGTGACTGAATCAACCATTATATCTGCCATTTTTACTCCTTTCTAATTTTTGAGTATAAAAAAACACCTAAACATTAGGTATTGATATGAATATTATTGTCCAAACATCTTCTTCAAATCATCAAACGAAGCCATCTTATTATCTTCATTCGCTTTAAATACATCAATTAAGTCATAATAGTCATGATTATCTACTTGCTCTAATGTCCAGTGCCAATTTTCGATAATATTTTTTTCAAATAGTTGTAAATCTATTAATTGATTGTTGTGGTAGACTTTTCGTTCTTCAATGCTTGAACTTTTTTTTCGGCAGAGTCAACCTCCTCAGTAAACATAGTATCGATTTGATCATCATCATACCCTTGAAGTGAAAGAACAAGTTTAGATTGCAAATTCATAAATTGACCACGGTCAAATTCTTCTAATTTATCTACTTCTTTTTTATTTAAACCTAGAATTTCAGTAATAAATTTTTCAGCATTATTAATTACTGACATATCATCAAGAGCGATTGCTTTTGTTAATTCTTCTAGTGTTCCATCCTGAACTGAAGCAAGTTTTTCTTGGCTTTTTGCTAGTTCCAATTGGTAGGCATGCATTTTTTTAATGTTCTTAATTGAAGTTTTAACTTCAAATGATTCTTCTCGAATTTCTGGTAATGATAATTTCATTGTATATCTCCTCTATTTTACTTTTTGTAAAGGAATAGTCAGGTATTGAACCTAATATAATAGACCATCTATCTATCCCATATAAAAAGCGGATTACTCCGCCATTTAATTATTAGCTTCCACTCCCTGAACCGCCAGTAGTCGGAGCTGTATAACCGTTAAATACATCTGCTAACATTGCAGCTTCAGTAAATTTAGCATCTCCACCATCATAGAATTTGATAGCTTCTCCATCCCAACGGCTTACAGAGAATGCAGTAAATGTCAATGCATCATCCACACGTACAACCGCATTGGTATTTGTTTGCAAGTTCAATGCGGTTTCATTCATTTTACCTGCAGCAAAGCCAATATATTGAGGAGAGGCTGAACCAATTGTTGTCGTTTGAATCAAAGCCGCAACTTTAGGAACAGTCCCTTGAGTATATCCACCTTTAGTATCATTAACTCGTCCAAGGAGTTTTTGTTTGATATCAAAAGGCAAACCATTGAAGTCGAATGCTACCGAAGGAGTACCTTTTGCAATATCTGCATCTACTTGACCATCATTACCATAAATCATTGTTGGAGCACTTGATACATTAGTGATGTTTGCAGTTTTTGTACCTAGCATTTCATCAGTAATTGGGAAAGTACCATCTGTTGATAAACCGTCAGCTCCTTTTACAATCGCTCCAGTATCATCTAATAGAGCAAGTGTTACCATTTTCAAACCTTTTGTTGCCATTTTAATTTCCTTTCTTAAATAAAAAACGAATTAGCTATTTGCTATCTCGCTTAACGTCATGATGCGTTGCACCATTAAATTTTTAATAATTTGACCTGTGTCGGGGTCAATATAGTGACTTTTTGATTGCGCAATAAGCCAATCATTATTTATAAATGATTTCATCAGATTAATTTCGCTTTGAACAATATTTATATCCGAATCTTCAGCGTTCGTGTAAAAGATTTGAATATAAACACCATACATGAGTGAAATAAAATCTGAGTTGCCATAATCATTAGGACCATTATCTGATTCTGTAAGTAAAATCTGAGTTTCATTAATAGAATGTTCTTTTTCTTTGGGGATAGAATCAAGAAAGATTTCATCATGCGGAAAGTCACTAGCTGCAATTATGTCTTGAACAATTTCAACTGGCATTTTCATAAGTTATTCTCCTTCTTTTTTCTATTAATTATTTTCCTCATTGCCTCAGCTTCTGCTTTTAATATTCCTTGCTGAACAATAGGATTTTTTCTTGTTTCTTCAATAAAATGATCTGCATGAACTGCAACTTCACCAGGCTTTTTATATTTTCTTCCAGATCGTGTTGTAAACTGAGGAAAACGACTACCGTTATTAATAATATTAGCGATATAACCTTTTGTATGAGTACCTTTTTCCGTACTTCTTTCCCATCCTACAACACTTTGTCCATCCTTTACATCATCGATATTTCTATTTTTAATGACAATACTATCTGCCAAATGTGGGTCTTTCCCAGTATCACGATGACGATAATGGCGACTCAAAACTTCTTGTTTCAAAGCTTGCTCGAATATTTTTGCGCCAGCTTTAGTGACTTCTGCCTTGTCTTCTACAGACATTTTCGTACTCAATTCTTCAGCTCTATCGACAATAAGCTGCATAGCATCATAAAACGAAACCATATCAAGCTCCCTTCTTCTTCGCTTGAAGAGTCAAAATATCAAATTTAATAAGCTTTGCAGATTCATCAGAAGAAATATTGTAGATGTTATAAAGAACATCATCAATTTGAACACACATTTTCTTTGTAACCAGCTTATTATGTCTAATTGCAATATCAAACGTATCGGCTGTAGTTGTTCCGATTACCTGAAATTGAAGCGCAAGAGTTCTGGTTTTAGCCGCAAATCGGACGTTTAAAACAGTTGCTGGGTCAATTTTTTCAATCTTTCCTCCAGTTGGAGTAGTTACTGTTTTAGTAACTCCAATCTGGCATTTTCTGTTAAAATCATTCGGTTTGTATGTTTTGACCATCTTGCGCCTCCTTCCATGAAGAATAAAGGCCTCTCAACTGACCAACCATGTGATCTACAGCTGTAGTAGGAGGCATAGTCGTAGAACGATTAATCCACAAATCCATTGAATAACTAAGAACAGCTACATCATAAATCGGAGAAACATTTTCTACACTGAAAAATGGAGCGTCAACTGTATCAGAACTCACTGCATTTTTCACATATGCTGTTGCTGTATCAAAATAAATTTGAAGTTGTGGTTTGCGATCATCATCTTCTGATAGCTGATCTAGTAAGTCATCAACAGTTACGCTCATTTAAATCCCTCCTGATTAACCTGCGGCTGGTGCTGTAGTTTTCAAGTTCCCTACTTGGTCAGCAATTGCAGCAAACGAACCAGCAACAAAAGCTTCTTTATCTGTTGAAACAACATCAAAACGGTCGATAACACGAATTTTTGTCAAATCTTTTTCAAAAGCACCAGCTCCGATATTAGTTGTCAAAAGCGAAAGATTTTCTCGGTCAAACAAAGTAACTGCTTGTTTTAAATCCCCAAAATAGAGCGGATAAACAGGATTTGAAGCTGTCCCTTTACTTGCTAGCCAACGATCTCCAATTTCAACCACTCGTTTCCCTTTAATTAGGTATTGGTCAGCATTTTTAGGGTCTGGTTGCATCAAGTAATTACCAAGCGCATCCTTGACCAAGCTCAATTTATTGAATCCAGAAGAATTTGTCATCAAAATTGAGGTTGCTTTAATAGCTGGGTCAACGGATGTGTTAATCATTGAGATAATGTCGTCAAAGTTTGCAAGTGTTGGTTTAGTAGGAGCAGCATCCATAACCGCAAGAATGGCTTTATTACGTGTAACAACAACTTTTTTAGCGATCCAACCAGAGAGCCACGCCAAAATATTCTCAGCTGTGTCTTTCAACAAGGTATTAGTGGCTGTAGTAATGCCGCCATAACGTTTGATAACGTATTTAACCAATGAAAGTTTTGGATCATCATTATCTCCGATTGCTTCGTCTTCAGCATCAAGGTTAGTCAATGCCGTAACATCTGACCATTTCTCATAAACACGAGAACCTGATGCAGTAGTTACATTTTCAACATTGACATATTGCTCAAGAGCATCGTATTGGCGTTTCAAAATATTAATTGTTGTTTTAATATCTTGAGGGATTGTTAAACCAATTGCATCGCCATTTTCGTCAGTGTCAGAAGTCACAAGGTTCACGATTTGAGGGTCGCCTTTAATCATCGCTTTGAAATCAGAAACAAATTTATTTTTTAAATCTTTTTCATCATTGTTTAAAGGCGTTTTATCTTCTTCACGCATATTAACCACTTGCTCAGCTTGAGCTTCAACAAGTTGTTCTCTCAATGCATCACGGCGAACTTTTTCATTATCACGTTTATTTTTTAATTCTGACATGGCTTCTGCTGAAAAATTATCATCGTTAAGAGCCATGTTGATTTGGTCATTAAAGTCTGTGACTTTATCTCCTGAAGCAATCCATGCTTCGTTCAATTGATTTACTGTTAATTTAACTCCCATTTGAGTCTCCTTTATTTTTCTAATAAAATAGCCAACTTACGAGAACGTAAATCGGCTTGTTTGTTTTCTATAATTGGTTCTTCTTTCGGAGGGTTATTCCGATTTTTGAAATTCATGAAATTCATAAATTCATTAAGTTTATCAGCAGTTGGAATATTGCCGATTGAGTTAGAAAATACTGGTTTATTAGCATCCACAAACATAATGTTGTCTGCAAATCCTTTATCTACAGCTTCTTGTGCTGTCATCCATGTTTCATTAGACATCAACTGCAATAAATCAGATTGTTTCATACCAGTTTTTAATTCATAAGCTGCAGTAATAGATTGGTCAACACCATTTAAAACTTTAGCTTCATGCTCAAAGTCATCAGCGTTCCCTTGACCGCCACTACTAGCTTTATGAATCATCAATTGTGCCGTAGGAGAAATATTTACTGTATCTCCAGCCATTGCAATTACTGATGCCGCTGATGCTGCGATTCCTTCAATATTTACAACAACATTTTTATTTGAATTTTTAAGCTTCGTATAAATTTCAGAAGCAGAAAAAACATCACCACCATTTGATGAGATGTTTAAAATAACTTCTTCATCTTCGGAACTGTTTAAAATATTTTTAACCTTTGAGGGCCAAGTTAATAAATCTCCTAGTCCAAAATAGTCATACATCATGCCATATTCATCACCAACAATTGTTCCTTTGATTTCGATTACTGTCATCATTTACCTCCTTTCTAAGAATAATCACCATGACCACCTCCTTTCCTATGGTACTGGCTCATTACTTTGGCCAGTTGTCTTTTTATTTGTATTTTCAGGGGCTGGTAGGTCTTTAGGAATATATCCTGCTTCTTGCAAGATATATGTAGCTTGATTTTCAGCTACAGCGCCCCATCTTGTAGCAGTACTGATAGTAGATAAGTAATTATCACCAAGAGGGTCAATAGCCGGTCTCATATTAACGCTTATGTGGTCGCTTAACTTATACTCCAATTCACTTATAGCAGGTCTTAAATAGCGATTTAATGCACTTGCGTACATTCCACTTATTTGTTGAATTGAGGATTGTTGGTCACCTTGTCCGCCAATATAGCTGTCAGGAAGCCCATATACTTTGGCATATTGCTTAGAAGTCCAATCTGTTTGTGATAATAATTGAGCTACATTTGATTTAATTTCTAGTGCAGTAAATTCTTCAAGGTCATCTAATACTACAGGGCCACCACTTCTTGAACGTTTCATAAACGAACGAGAACGAGATGCTTTATCTTTATCACTAAGAAGTCCACCACCTTTAACAGTAAGTACACCAGGAACATTTAATGAACTATTCAATGAACTAATTGTTAATCTATCAGAGGCTCTTTGGATTTTTGATTCACGTCTCAAAGAATAAAGTGGACTAATTCCAGTTTTACCACCATCGATTGATAGTAGTTTCATATGAATCAAATCGCTCTGTGGAGCTTGTAAAATAGGCTCTATCTTAGGGTCATCAAAAGTGATGTTGTAATACATTCCATTTTCATACTCAAAATAATAAGTATTTACTTGAGATGGTCTTAAATATTCCCATTTCATATCAGCGCCATTAGCATTTCTCCAACGATAAGCGAATGCTTCACCCCCTAAAAGTAACTGTGCAAACATTGATTGCCAAAACCCATGCTTATTAGCATTGGTACTTGGATTATCAATGATTCCTTGATTCTTTTTCTTTTCAGCATTAATTTTAACTATTGCTAAATCACTAGATAGTTGTAAGATAATAGAAAATAAGTCTGAATTTCTTAATGCTGCACGAGCTGAAACCCATTCATTATTATCACCAAGCAAACTTTCCATTATTTGAGCATCATTTCCATCTGGAAAATAGCTTTGAACACTACCAACTTCTGGCGGATCATTTGTTTGGTTGATAAAATTTAATATTGGCAAAATCAATCACCTCCCTTCGTAATTTTGGAACTAATAAACCAAGAACCAACTCCAAAAATAATAAATGTTACTGTTAATGTAATTCCACCAGCAAATAAGTTCATTAGAAAAACTGTGATATTTAACGTAATAGCTGCTAAAGAGAAGCATAGAACATCAAAAACATCCCATATTTTTTTAAAAAACGCTTTAAAAATCTTCATCAAATCCCCAATCATCATCTATTTCGTCATCAAGGTCTAATAAGCCAGATTCTTGGCTAGTAACCCATTCTTTTACTTGTTCTGGTGTCATATGCTCAACTTGCCAACTCTTATCATTTGCCATACCATAATCCTCAAAGTGATACATCCCTTGAAATAAAGCATCAATAATCGCATCAACAACGTCAATTTTTAAAGTTGCTTTTCGTTTATCTACCTGTATTCCTATTGAATCTTCACGTAAAACCGCATTTAAAAGCGATTTTTCCATGATTTTATCATCTAGCCTACTAATAGATCCCTCTACAAATAGTTTTTGTAAAAATTTTGTAGGGTCTTTCAACTCACTCGTTCTTTGACGGATAGGTTGTAAATTATAGCCCGTATTATTCATGAGCATTTGAATTACTTTTGTGATACCCATTGCATCATAACCAAAAAAGATAACATCCAATGCGTTATCTTCAATATAATTAACAATCCATTCATAAACCTCATCATCATTGATTAGGCCTTGTTGGTGGCTTGTAACTGTACAAAAACCATATTTTTCTAGTTCTCTATAATTAATACCATCTTGTTTTTCTTTAGCATCAATTGAACCTGCTCTTTGGAATGGAACAAACGAATGCTGTTCAACATGCCACTTAGGCTTTCCTTCATCATCTAAATAAGGAAAAACGAAAGCAATCGCTGTATTATCTGACATCATTGAATAGTCAATGCCTATATAACAGCGTTGCCCATGAATGCTAAATTCAGGAATAATCGCTTTTTCAACATCAGCAAGATTTAAGTAACTATCTACATCTTGTTGAAGCCACATATTAAGGTTTTTAGTTTGGAAATCGTGTAGCGTTCCTTGTAATAAGTCACTGTTTCGCTTGTCAATCAATCCTTTTAGTAAAATATCTTTTTTATCTTCCAATTCAAGAAGGGGGTTTGATTTTACCCAAGTTTCTGGCTCAAATGTTTCTGATAAATCATCTTGCGCCCATACCAAACATAAAGAAGTATCTGCTTCTCTATCCCAATCTTTCTCCATAGCTTCTTGAAGTGTCTTTTGGTCTTTTCTAAAAGGAACGCTAGGGTCTGGATAGGAAGTTGAAATTTGTACAAACTGATGATTTTTAACCAAAACTTGCCCAGAAACAATTTTAGAAATTTTTTCTCTATTAGTTACCTCTCCGATTTCATCAAAAATAGCAGTTGTAAAGTGAAAACTATCATATTGACCAGCTTCATGAGAAATAGCACGAATTTTATTATTCATTTTCTTCATGACAACTTCATCATTCAGAATAGAACGATCAGTCAACCCTGTTTCAGCAGCAATTGTTTTAAATGGTTCAATTTTTATAACTGTCTTAAGCATCGTCTTAACATATCCAAACAATTTGCTTGTCTGTTTAAAGTTTATCGAGGAAACTAAAAAGTCCTGATTTGATAAACCAAGACTTTCAAATAAAAATGAATAAACCATCAAAATTGCTAGAATATAAGTTTTACCTTGCCCACGAGATACTGATATTATAGCGACAGTAAACCTTTTTCCACCTTCGCTATTCCTCCAGCCTATCAGCATACACATAATGAATTTTTGCCAAGGCATTAGCTCAGTTGGTTCGCCTGTATCAACATTCGGGACAACTGAAGCAACTTTTAGTAAATTTTTTATTTCCTTTTTAGAGTATCTGTAAGGAAAATCTTCACGTCCAATTCTTTGAAGGTCTCTTAAATGCCTAAATGCTGCTAATTTTGTTAGATACCCAGATTTTGTTATACCGTCTAATACTGCGAATGCATAACGTGTGCCAGGGTCTCTATATTTAGCACGTATTCCTGAAAAATCAATACTATGATAAGCTCCTAAGACGTCGTGGTCCTGCGTTAAATCAACTTTAAATTCAATGATAAGATTATTCATTGTTTTTGTAGGAGCTAACTCAGTAATCATCGTCATCACCTCCACCAAAGAATGCCTTCATCTTATCTTTAGTGCTTTTTTCATTCGTATCTTGCATGTTAAGCTCTATCAATTCAGAACGTGATTTTGGAGATAAACCTAACTCAGAACCAATCTTTGTAAGATTTTTTATTGCATCTGAGTAAATTTGAGTCATTGGATTACGTTTGAACCCTTGAAATTGTCTGTCAATGATTTCACCAGTCATATCTTGAACTGGTTTATAAATTTCTTGAACCTCACCATGTTTTTTTAGATGTTCATATGAATTTCTATAAATTTCATACTGAGTACAGTACATTTCAACTAAAAACGAATCAATCTTATCAACCGGCTTTTGTTCCTCAAGAAAGGGAACAGTTTTACGCCAACAAGCACTTGCGAGAGGAGAAAGGTGCTTAGGTGCACGATAGGACAACTTCCCGTCATTACTGTCTTTGAACTTCTTAGCTGTCATTTTTTCTCCTTTCTTTTAGTGTTTTGACCCCCCCTATATAAAAATTTTCAAAATTGGGTTTTCACGCAAGACGATACCTATGTGTGTGGTTTCCCTATGAAAAGATACGGGGGAGGGTTATTAAAAATTATCGAATATTTTTTTGAAAATCTGGTAAGTCTTTTACATTTCTGATAGGGATAGCATTCTTTAACTTATTGCCCATTCCAGTTCCATAATAAAGTTGTTCCCATTTTGTCTTAGCTGTGTGGCATTTGCTACAAGCTATTGCAATGTTAGCTAAGTTAGTCCTATTCTCAGGCTCTACCTCATAAGGGACAATGTGGTCTCCGATGTTACCAGTTCTTACTCGCTTATGATTCAAACAATACTGACATAAATAGTTGTCACGTCTGAGTGCAATCTCTCTTATTGAGCGCCATTGTTTGCCTTGATAGAACTTATGTTGCTCTGCTTTAAATGGGTTTTTACTTCTCATTCGATCATAATCTTTGTATCGTTTACTATTATCAGTACGATTAGCCCATCGTTCTCTGATTGCTTGATATACTGCTTCTTTATCAGCGTGCTTAGTACAATAGTGCAGTGGTCTAATAACTACAGCGTGGCAGTTAGGCTCACGACAGCGTCCAGTCATTGGCAAGATAGCATCTCCTCTCATCAACAATAAAAGGCTGCCCATTGGACAACCTGTAATAATTCTTAGTATTCTTTATTTTGTTTCAATACATAGATATCTCCTAAAATGTTCGTTTTTCTAACCTTTACATTATGTTTTGCAAGAAGCTTCAGTTTTTGCTTAGAAATCTTAGTTATGTAAATTCCACTTTCAGCTGAAAATATGTTATAACCAAATAAATTATATATAGGATTCATAAATATCTGATCGTTTTTAACATAGAATGTACCAATTATTATAAATAAGAGCAAATTTATTACCAGACTTCTTGTACTATTTATATCCATGGATAAAAGCGGGACTATGTAAGTTACGATATATCCCATTGTATCTTCTCTTACAAACTCAGCATCTGATATATCTGCCAACTTTCCCTCTTTAGAGTTGTAAACTTTGAAAAAAACAAAACATCCAAATAAAGATATCAAAATCAAAATTATCAAAAACCACCAAAAAATCGAAACTGGTTTATTTGAGAAATCAAATTGCTTTATTATTACATTTAATGAAAACCAACTTTTCTCATCTCTAAAATGAAAGTTCTGAACTATTAATAATAAATATAGTGGCATAAATGAAGACATGTAAAATAATATTTTTTGAATCGTCCTCAACTCTGTCTCCTTTCTTTTTACGAGGGATCTTCCCCTAACCTTTGTAAAATAAATGATTGATAATAAGCATCTGAAATACAGTATAAAATTTGACTTCGAGCTTCCTTAGTTCCATTATATTTAATTTTGTTTTCCTCACTGAGTTCAATTTCTAAGTCGAATTGCTGTATAACAGTGGGTAGATGATCAATATGTTGCAAAAAGTCATCAATCCTCCCTGGAGTGTTAATAATTTTAGTCATTCTTTTTGCAGCCATTTTATCATTTATACAATCTGTTTGAAAGTCATCAAAATTTTCAATGACTTCTCCCTGATCTAGTTTTTCCAACGCTAACATTGTTCGTTCTGTAAAGTAATCATCAAGCTTAAATATTGTTTGTAATGCAAATCTATTTACTATCAAAACTTGGTCTTCAAAAATTATAATATCAATATCTCGGTCTATTCCAAAAAAATTTTTAGCTTCTAATTTTTTAAACCCATTATCTTGGATAACACCGAAGATCCCATTCCTAATTTTTTTCATTTTCGTGAATCTTCTAAAAATATAAAGACTTTTATTATCTTGAGTAAATTTAAAACTATAATAATTTAAATTATTTAAATCAACCTCTTCCATATCACCAACATAATTATCTTCACTTTCAATATCATTAATTACTTCTCTAATATGAGCGGTATCTAAATTTGAAACCTGTAGTGTTCCTTCTATTGCAATGTTGGGATTATATTCAGCTTGATTTATATCAAAAAAATTATTATTGAGTATTTCGCAATAAAAATTCTTCAAATCTCGTTTCATATTCACACTTAGCTGAGGCGCAAAAGAAGCTACACCGCTCCCCATTTTTTGAATCATTCTCATATCAATGGTATCCATATCGTTAGGATTGATTCTAGCAAGAAACTCTCTTACATTTCCAATATTCATACACTACTCCTTTTTAATAGATGTCACTTTAATTAAAACAAAAATAATATATGAAAACAAGTAACAATATAAAAAAGCACTATTACTCATAAAATATCCAAAAATAGCCAGCGTAAACTGACTAATAAATAATTTAATATTTTTCCATGCACCGGTATTAAGCAATGCAATCGAAATCGCCCGCAAACTCGCAAGCCCCAGAGAGTCATTAGCTCTCAATTCAGGATAACGGGATTGAACCGTTCTATTCTAGCTTATGAAACTAGCGTGACGCCTTGCCACCCATCCTGTTTAATGTACTAGCTCTTGCAAAAGCTGAGTACAAATGACTATTATTTCTTTTGTGCTTGCACCCTGCACGGGTTGAATCAGGGAATGTATAGCCACACGCCTAAAACATTTGCGCTTCTAGGACAATAGCAAGATAGAGGCTCGAACTCTATAACTTCTAATAGCGAAGTCGTTCCTTGTCCTTGCTGTCAGCTCCAACCGCACTGACTTATTAATATTATTCGGAAACTGTACTAGTATTATCAGTCCCAAATAATGTTGGATATAGCAAGTCAGGGAGTCGAACCCTAACAAGCTTATGAAGCAAATTCAAACCGATACTTATGATATTTTTGCTTTTGCCTTTTACTTCATGATACAAGTATATCAGCAAAAACAAGGGTTGAGGTGCCAATTTTAGGCAATTTCGATTCTTTTTTTGCCTATTTTGTCCCTCTCAAATTAAGTGAATAACAAAAGAATAGATGTCATTCCTAAATTTATAATAAGCAGCTTTAGCTTTCTTCTGTGGAACTTCAAATCCTTGAACATCCAATTCTTGCATTACTTGATACCAGTATCTGCCATTATATCCTTCACATTTTAGTCTTATTACCTCTTTTTCGACTTGAATCAAAGGTAGATACCAGATATCTATTTGTCTTATCAATTCTCTTAATCTGATTAATTCCTCATCATTTTCAAGCGCTTCTTTATTTAAGACGTGACTTTCAGGTTCCGAACCGCCAGAATAAGCTGTATGGATTCCTAAGTTATCTACTTTTTGCTTATAAAGATATCTGCTTTCAATTGATTTTATTCTGGCTTCAAGTCTGCCATTAACGTAATCTCCAATAATTCTATCTAACTTATCTGCCATTCATCAAATTCTCCTTTTGTGGTATAATTAAGTTAGAAATTCTTTCAGTGAAGCCCGTTCCCAGCGGGCTTTTTTTCTATTCTTTTGCAGCTTTTAAATCATTGTAGAACTTTATTGTTTTTTCGACTTCATCTACAGTTAACCCTCGAAGTTCAACTATTTGCTTTCTATTAGTCGAAAAGAGAACATTATTCTCTTCAGTTTTGAAATAGATTTCCATTTTCTCCTCCAGTTGAGTTTAGCGAGTTCCTAGCTCAGTATGTGATATAATATAACTGACCAAAAATACATTAGATAATGTATATTCTTTTTACATTCGCTCAAGCTAGGTCAGCTTGGGCTTTTTTTACGTTCAATCCATATGTTTATCAAGCCATTTTTCAGGGAACACGTTATCTGACTCGTCAAGGTCTGAGCGGTTGAAATCTTGTGAGTGGAATTTTTTATTCCAATAATATTTCAACTCAATTCCGCATCTTTCACAAACGATAGTCCCATAAATATCAACTGGGAAATCCCACTTATGCCCGAACAGCTTACACAAAAGTTTCATTCTTGCCCCCACAATCTATCTTGCTTATCAACTAAACTTTTTCGGTATTCTTGAACCATTTCAATTAATTTACCGTTGAGTTCACTTGATAAAGCAATTTCTATTTCTCCTAGAACACCATAACCTTTTAATTTCATACTCAAAAAGCTATCTTGTTTATAAATTGATAAACCTATCGACCTATTTTTACGGCCATAATTATAAAGAAAATTGTCAATTTCCTTTATCTCTCTGTCAATTTTATTTATTTGGTCTAAGTTTTCTTTATTCATTCAATCCTCTTCCTGAAAGTCACATCTACTGCACGAATAGTAACAATCATCAAAATTTTCATAGTAACCCATTATATAACCGCATTCAGGACAGTTCTTTTCAAGCTCTTTGTAATAAAGCCAGCATTCGCTCCCTAAATAAAATTTCACGATTCTTATATTTTTAATTTGACGTTTTTTAGTTGCTTGTCTTTGCTTCTTCCAGCTTGATTTCATTCAATCCCTCCCCACCAGTCATTGACCAGCGATATTTGTTTGTCGGTCATTCTTGCTCCTAAGCAATTTTTTCTAATTTTAAAAAGCATTGATCTAAAATGTCCTTTATTAATTGAAGCGGAATTTCACTTCTAATATTGTAACTTCGTGAAATGCCTTTATCTCCCAATCCTTGAAAAGTCAACTTACTTTGTTCATCCGTTGTTTTTAGATTAAACATCAGATTTGAATAAAAACAAGTCGGCTTTTTTGAATACCTTTCAGAATCATAAGCACTGTAATGAGCAATGTTTTTAATTCCTTGAAAATCTTGAATCTGCTTATAATATTTCCATATTCTACTAGACTGTGGATTTTCAATTACCCATACTTCCGGCTGATAGCGCTCGATTATTCTTATTGTATTAAAGGCACAAAGTTCGCCATTCAATCTTGAATAGACTGTTTTCCACCAGTGCTTTTTGAATGGAGTATCATTTTTTGTTTCTAGTTGTTTCCTACTCCTAATTGTAAATTCATTACTCACAAATTCTTGGCCAAACATCGTATCTGTTGATTCTGTATACCAACAAACATTGCCATTAAGCATTGCGCTTGCATTACTCCATGACTCACAAGGTGGACTAGCAAGAATAATATCTGGATTTGGTAGTTTATCTAATTCTTTAAACAAATTACTTTCACCAAAATATTCGCTTGTATCTGACAAGTCCAGATTTAAGAAGTCAGTATTTTTATTTTCAATATCAATACCAATGGAAATGATTTTTACATCATCTCCATAGTATTTATTTACAGCCTGTTTGTAGCATCCGTTCCCACTATCAAACAGCGCCCAAACAACTTTTTTCATCCCTCCACCACTTTCACTAAATCAACTCCGAGGGCTTTGCCTGCGAGGTATAAAGCGATGATATTTTTATTTTTGTAGTAGTAATTTACGAAAGCTCTCGAACCATAAGGGATAGTTTGATCTAGCACATAACCAATATCTGTTGCATCAATGTCAGAAAAATCACTATCAAGCTCATCCGCAATGCTTTTAGGAATCGTTAGCTGGGAAGATTTAACGTATTTAATTGCTGTTTCTTCATAAATAGGCATATCAGCCCAAGTAACTTCCTCTAATTCGTTGAAATTACAATCTGTCTCAATATCTCCAACAATCAAATAAACCTCATTTGGTGCTGTTTTTTCTAATTCACTCATCGCCGCTCCCTTCATTTCCAAGTGTATTCAAATCGTTCAGTTTTGATGGTATTTCCGTCCAAATCTAAGACGTTTCGGAAAAGTCTAGCGGAATATCCCCACTTCCACTTCATTGCATAAAACTTCAAAGCACTGTTGAAATCATCGAAATCAGTAGTGCTTAGCAATTCTCCGTCATCATACTCATCAACAAAATATTTGTTTTTATTCATCATCCCCTCCAATCGCTGCGAGTGCATCAATCGCAATCTCTCTATAATCTGCATCACCTTCATAACTTTCATCAGTTAAATAATGATTTGATATTTCTGTCAGTGCCTTTTTCGCAGTGTTAAGCTGTTCTTGGAGTTTTTCAACCGAAAGTTTGTCAGTGTGAGCTGAAAGTGCTAGCTTTTGAAGTTTGTCAAATTCTTCCATAGGCATTGTGACAGTCAGAGATTCGCTTTTATCAAAATCCCCAATTAAATTACCTGGTGCTTCACTATACAGACGGCCTTTTTCTATCGACTCTTTATATTTTCTAGCATCTTCTTTGTATATTTCATGTAAACTTTTTCCTGAAATTTCAGCCATTTAACCACCTCAATAATTTTTTGTTTTTACTGCCCCACATTGAGGACACTTATAATAAAAAGTACCGCAACATCCGCAAGCATCTGGGAAGTCATCAAACCACTTCATATCTAAATTACATTCATCACATTTCATTCTCCGTCCTCCACAGGCACAGGAATCTGTTCATAGCTCCCAGTTTGCATGCTGTCGATTTCTTGCTGGGTGAAGGTTAACTTCCATGCAGTGCCAATAGAATGCGTAAGTGGGTCTGCTCCAGTCCAAAAGAAGTATCTATCCTCATTTTTAAACTGATTATCTTTTGCAAGGAATTGTCCGGTTAACTCATCTCTCAAATAGAATAGCTGCGGCTTTTCGACTGTGTAGCCGTCTAGCCATGCACGAGCGAAATAATCGTAATCTCCTTTTTTAATTTCAGTTGATAAATAACTTACAAGCGAACCTGAACCATTTTTATAATCGTTCAAGGTATCTGCTTGTTTCTGTGTAAGTTCAGGCACGACTGGCAGGGCTTGATGTTGGAGTTGGGATTTGAGTGATTTTATCTCATCAAGCATTGATAATATACTTTCTGCTTGATTCCAATATGATTCTTTCATTTCCTGAAACTCTTCGTCTGAGTGCCAGTTTTTATAATTATCAAAAATCCAATTCGTTTCGATATAAGTTTTTCTAGTCATAGAACAACCAGATTGAGTAAAATACATTGGAACTTCCTTTAAGTCCATTTTTTTATTTAAATCTTTTTCAAACTTAGTCATTTTTCGTGTCCTCCAAATTTACAATTACCGTGCCACTACAATTTGTTCTGAAAATATTTACTTCTCGATTAAGAAATGCAGAATCAAACATCTCAGTGTGGCCCCTGTAAATAAAATTAATTAGTGTTCTATCATGAGTATCTTTTAAAATTATATTTGTGCCGGCATCTAATTTTTTTAGTAAACTTTCAACTGTCATTTTCCACCTCACTTCGTAGCGTTAACAGCATCATCTGACAAGTCTTTAGTCTGTTGTGCATCAGTTACAGCTTGTGATAACTCATCAGTTTTTTGTTGAGCGGCAGATAGCTTTGAGTTCAAGTCATTGACTTGTTGCGCCATGTTCGCCTTATCTTGGTTCGCTTGATTTAATTGTCTAGCAACTTCTTCTTTTTGTTGATTGAGTGCGTTCAGTTGATTTTGATATCCAGCAGCTTGATTTTGCAAGTTTGAGTTATCTTGATTGATTTGGTCTTTCAACTGGTTAATTCGGTTGTTCAATTGATTCAGTTGGTCCGCATATTGCTGTGAGCTATTATTAGCCTGTTTAAGCTGTTCGTTTCGGTCTAGCAACCGTTGTTTCAAGATAGAGATGTTCTGTTGCACAGCGACCATATCTTGATGTCCTGCCCATGCATTAGCTGCATAAGCTCCAAAAGTTCCTGAACCAAAGATTCCTGCTGCGACTACTGCTGTTGTGATTAATTTTTTATTCATTGTTTGTTTTTCCTTTATTTAAAGACACTGTCGTCTTTTCTTGAGTTTTCGATTGCCATTTGTGCTCTGATATTTCTTCGCAATCTACGTTCTTCTTTTGTTTCGTGTTTTCTACGCTCACGATCGGTTATTTCATCAGAAATCTTAGATTTTGAACCACCATAAGGCTTCCAACCGGGATATTTTCCCATCATTGCTTTTTCATTTACAATGGCGATTTTGACTGCGTTCTTTTTTGGAGAATTAGCCATACCATTTTTAACCCAACCATCGACTGAATGAGGTGAAACAAGAAGCATTTTCGAAAGCTCTTTTTTTGTACCAGTTCCAATTTTTATTCCATTGAAATATACATCATAAATTTTTTCTAACCTTGCCATCTCCTGCCTCTTTCAATCCACATAGTTTATTTTTCCATTGTTCATGAAACCATTCGTCGTCTTTGTCAGCGACTTTATGGTTTTTCAAAATATCCTTATCTTTAAATTCCAAAACATTTTTTTCTTTTTGCGTTGTCATATTAACACCTCATATTTTAGCTTCTAAGCGCTTTTAGATTGTTCGTGATAAATTATCCATGAAACAGTTTAAGCGCTCAATGTAACCGTAATTTTCATGAATTAGAGCTATTAAAGTTCAATTGCTAAACCTGAAATTAATTCTTCAAGTGTTTTGTATAAATCTTTCCATTTCATTTGCTTTGAATGGTTGTATTTATTGCAAATATCTAAGTAAAGCTTAGAGAGTTCGTGATTGTGCTTAGTTCGACCACTGATTTTCACAGACAAGTCTTTTTGATTGACATTAAAATTTTTGCTTCTTGCCAATCCGTACAACTTTTTCAAAGTGACAAAATTTGTTTTAATCAATTTTTTCTCCAATCGCTTCGAGTGATTTTTTAGCATAGTATCTAATTTGTGATGGATACTCCTCAATGCTGATAATTCCATCATCTTCAGGTTGAATATAAATGTTCTTCAGTGTCTTTTTCATGGTTTCGTTATCGGCTTTGAGCTTTTCATACTCTGATTTAATTACGATAATTTCTTTAATCATTCTTACACCTCTGTAATTTCAATTTCTATTCTGTTTTTCTCGTCATTAACCTTTTTAGCTTCAAGCCATACAATCTGGCACTCTTTCGGTTTATTTTTCATGAGTTGAGCTTTAAGACTGTAGTTGTTTGTTCCTCTACGGTCATAGAATTGAAGTTTCCCTTTCACTTTTTTAATGCCTTTTTGCTGCTGAGTAGTTGGCATTTTATCCAATTCAAATTCAAACTTCATTCAAATCTCCTTGCTATCTCGTAAATAACTGGTACTGTCACGCTGTTCCCAGCTTGCTTATATAATTGACTGTTTGAATTTACTTCTTGAGCCTTGTCAAAAGCCCAATCAGGAAAGCCTTGCAGTCGCCAGCATTCACGAGGTGTCAGTTTTCTAATTCTGATTCCAGATTTCAGCAAATTATTTTCATGCCAGGAATTAGATGATAATGTTGGCGCAACTTCATGTTCGCCACCTTTATTGAATCCTCTCGGTTTTTGAACAATTTTAGGAATATTTCCACTTCCACCACCAGCTTTTAATGTTCTTGCTAATCCTTCAACATCAAAAACATTTTGTTCAAAATGCCAACCATTGTTTGTTTTACCTTTTAACGGATTTTTTACTACCACTGCTTGATTACAAGAGGTATCTAAGGTTTGAGCAACCTGTTTACCAACTCTGCCGCGTCTTGTTTTTGAGTTAGGAACAGAGAAATTAATACTGTCTCCTTGTTCTGCAATAGCATATCCTTGTTTAGTGGCTTCTTTAATTTTTATTGCAATCTTAGGTTCTCGTCCTCTGCCTTGCATTGTATTTAAAGTTGGGCTTAATCCTTCTGAAGAGTAAACACGATTAGTTTCACGAGGCATTCCATTTGCTTTATTTAAAACATCAATAGCCCCTGAGTTTTCTCTGCTGATAGGAAATACTTCTCGTCCACGTTCTCCTCTAAGATGTCCGATAATGAATACCCGTTCTCGGTTTTGTGGAACTCCGAAATTTTTGCTGTTAAGTATCTGCCATTCTGCATCGTACCCCAATTCATCAAGGGTGGATATGATAGTTCTAAAAGTTCGCCCTTTGTCGTGAGATAAAAGCCCTCTAACGTTTTCAAGGAATAAAGTCCGTGGTTTGATTTGTTCAGCCGCTCTGGCAATCTCGAAGAATAGCGTTCCACGAGTTTCATCAAGGAATCCTTTTCTTTTACCTGCGATGGAGAAAGCTTGTCAAGGGAATCCTCCGCAAATAAGCTCAACTGTTCCGCGTAAGGTTCTCCACTCTTCATTGCTGACTGTTGTAATGTCATGATATTCTCGTTCTCCTTCTGTATTGTGAATTGCTTTGTAACTCTGCCGGGCAAACTTATCGATTTCGCAAAATCCTACACATTCATGTCTGGCTTGCTCAAGTCCAAGTCTAAATCCACCAATGCCGGCAAATAAATCAAGAAATTTCATTTGCTTCTCCAAATCTAGCAATTACAGGAATTACTCCTGAATTTGTCAGTTCTTTATTTTTTTCAAAAAATATTTCGGTTGCTTTTTCATTGTCAATACCTTTAACTATTGCGATAAAAGTGATAGGACTTAATACTATTTCATCTTCATAAGCTTTTTCAACATATCTGCAATATTGTTTATGGGTAATCCCAGGAATAAAGCTACGGTAATATTCTGATAGCCCATCATCAAGAGCACGTTTTTTAAGAGTCCAAACCATTCATATATTCCTCGAATTCTTCCGCTGTCAGTGTTTCTTCGTCTTTTTCAAATCTTTGATTAGACCAGTTAGGAGCAGATTTGACAACTTTATTATTTTTGTACGTTTGATTTTGAATAGGCATTAAATCGTAGTCATCTTCCCAACCCTTACCGTTAAACCATGTGCTACCATGCTTTATATAGTTTTGTTGGGTATTTTTAACTCTTATTTCTTCCAAATAGTTTTCAAGACCGGTTTTAATCTCTTCGTCTGTCGTTCCAGATTTTACAGCTCTTTTATAAGCTAATAGAGCTTTCGGTTTTCCTTTTTTGTTAGGATATATTTTCCAAATATTATTAAATCTAGTTTCTAAATCAGACTCTTTATCGGACTTGTCCGATATATTATTAGTTGATTTATTAATTGATTTATTAGTTGATATATTATCTTTAAAGTTTTCTTTAATACCCCCATAAAGATTTCTTTTAGGGGTATTAAAATTTTCTTTAATACCCCCATTAAGTTTATTTAAACAGGGGTAAATAAATCTTTTTTCTATTTCTCTACCAGAATATTGATATTCAAGGTTTATATATCCTTTATCCTGCAACTTACTCAGGGTATTTGAAATTGTAACTTTTGTTTTCCCGTATCTTTTAGCAAGATATCCATTTGATGGAAAAATACTTCCGTAAGAATTTGCCATAGTATATATTTCACTAAAAAGAAGTTTTTCAAAATCATTTAAATCATCAGCTTCAATAATTGGCACTGGTATTTGGTTAAAAAACTTTGTACTTTGTTCCAAACTTTCTCCTTTCTTCTATATTTATTTCAAGTTTTATTTTTCAAATTAAAAGCTGGCGATGAGTGGTTATGTGTAAACACTAAATACTCATTGACTTTACGGCTCGTTCCGCCACCCTCCAGCTTTGACTAAATACGAAACCACCGCCCAAGGTGGCTTTGCTAAAG